GTTAATTCTTCAATCTTTTTGCTTTCATTATAAAAGTCATAAGCTTTTTTATATTCTTCAGGCAATTCTTGCTTTCTTAACTTAAGATCAGCATAGTATTTTTGCTTAGAATCTGAAAAATGCTTTTGAGCTTTATATAATTCTTCTTTAAAAGCTAATTGCTTAGCTTTAATATCTTGAGGTTCGTCCTCATCCTCAGAATAATTAAATTCTTTTTGCATAAGGAACGATAAATCCTCATTATTTAAATGAGGTTTTGTAGATCTATAATATTCATAGACCATAGAGGTTGCATCCATAGAAGAATAATCTTTATTTAAATTAACATAATCTTCTAAGGAACCTCCGGTTTCATCCATAAATTGTACTAATTTTTGAATGTTTTCTGGTAATTCTTGTGTTTTATTTTCCTGTAATACTTCTTCTTGTTCTTCTGGGGTGTCGGCATCTTCAGCGCCTGTATCCACTCCTGTCTCGTCAGTACTATCTTTTTCATCTGTAACAAGTTCTATAGGTGATTCTATTTCTTGCCCTTGTTCTTCTTCGTTACCTTTATTTTTTTCTTCTTGTTTATTTTCTCCGGTAACTTCTTTAGGCTCTTCTTTGTTTTCTTCTTGAACTTCTTTGCTAGCTTCGGATCCGTCGCGTACAGATACCTCATTTGTGCTTTGCTTTTGAACGGCATCTTCTTTTTGTTTAGGTGGTTTATCTAAATTAACTTTATAAACTCCATCTTCTTGAAGTCCATATTCAGGATTTACATCTCCTTCTTTTATAGCTGCATCTAATACAGCTGCTTCTTTTTCTTGCGGAGAAGTTTCTTTTGTATCTTCAACCGCTTTAACTGTTACTTGTTCTTCTTTCATAATATTTAATAAAATAATTTAATAATTTATCTTGGTTCAAACCTTGATAATTCAATACCTCCTAGTACATCATTGCCTTTAGATTCAAAAGATTTTTTAGGTTTATTAATTTTAGGAGGTCCTGATATATCTTTTTTATCTGCCATTTCTCTTTGCGCTTGAATTTCCATTTCTTTTAATTGTACATTAAGATCAAATTCAAACTGCATTAATTCTTTTTTAGTTTTTGCTTCAATTTCTAATTTTTTAATATTTAATTCATTTTTTGAATTTTCTATTTGTATTGTAGATTCAGCTGCAACTTGAGCTGCTTGAGCTTTTGCTTGTTCAATTTGTATTTGAGCTTGGCCTTGTGCTTCAGCTTGTGCAACAGATGCTGATTGTGCTTGTGCTTGATCAGCTTGTTGTTTTTTAATACGTCTAAACTTTAATAATTGATTAGCAAGTTTAATATTACGTACTTGTCTAATATCTATAGCATCTTCTAAATATATACTTTGTTGTGAAAGAGCCATTTGAATATTAGCTTCTAATTTTTCTTTTTCTAATTCGTCAGGCTCTAAATCTAATATGATACCAAAATCATGTAAGTGCAAGCTATTCATTTCTTGTAATGCTCCTACAGAATAATGACCTATAGCAGAAACAAACGCATCTCTTTGAGGATGATATGCTAACACATCTTTAAATCTTAAAGCAATACATTCAGCTAAAGTTTTAGTAATAAATATACTTGAATCTAATATATGTCTTGTAGCAACATTACTATTAGCCGCTGCTAATTTTTGTACACCAACTAACGCTTTAGGATCTGGATCAGCAGCATCTCTTGCTTCATTTAATCCAGTTATATCACGCATCATTTGTAAATATTGATTGTATGCACCTATTAGAAGTTGTATTTGATTACCACCACCTCCTGGTAATTCTTGAATAGGTATTTTACCTGGATTTGGATCACCTTCAACGGTTAAAGATCTACCAATAATAGAACCTGTTTGAAAGTACATATTTAAAGCTTCTTGTGGATTATAACTTGTTCCATTACCTAAATCTATTTCAGCAAGGCCATCAGCATCCACATAAACTCCTGAAGGTGTTAATTTTTGTATTGATTGTTGTAATTTTAAATGTGTAAGCTGTATTAAATCAGCGTAAGGTGTCATTTTAGAAACTAATGAATCTATTTTGCCTTTATACATTCTAGGAGCAGCAACAACATAATTCATTAATACTTTATTTGTATTAGAATTAGGACGAATCATATTAGTAGCTTTTTGCCATTTTAATAATTTAGAAGCTCCTAATAAATATACACCTTCATATAAAACTTCTTGTGCTTGTGCTACTCTTTTAAATCTAGTTCTTTTATCTTTTGGTGGATCAAATGAATCATCTTTTTTAATTGCTTTTTCAGCACCAGAAGAAATTTCTTTTATTTTATAAACATTATTACCCCATGTTTTCCAATTAAAATATAATACATTTGCAACATTATTATCCTTATATTCATTTTGGTTAGAGTAGTTCATATTATAAGTTGACCAACTACCACTCTTTTTTGTTATATCTTCTATATCTTCATCAGATAAATCAGGAAATTCTTTTTTAAGTTGATTTATTTTTATAGTTTTAACCTCTCCAAAATAATAACAATCTTTAAAATAAGGATCTTCTGAATATGACCACACTAAATTAGCTGGATCAACATAATCTAATTTTATACCATCTGTATTATTAAAAGAATGTTTTACAGCTCCAATACCTAAAACAGCTAAATCATAATCAAATCTAGATTTTAAATCATCATAATAATTTCTATCTAATATGTTTTGAATAGCTTGTTCTTCTGCAATTTCAATACTTTGTTTGTAATTTAATTGCATATATAAATTTAATTCTTCTTCTGTTGCAGGTAATTTTTGTTTTTCAATATTTCTTTGATTAACGCCTAATTGATTTTCAATAGCATCTAACAAAGCAGCATTTTTCATATCTTGTTGTATACCTTGAACATATTCAGTTCTTCTATCAGTTGATAACTGATCTTCACCAATAGCTCTAATAGAATATAATCTATCTTGCATTCCGTTTACAACAAGATCTATAAATTTAGGTATAATAGGTACTGGCTTCCAATCAAGATTTAAATAAGATAAATCACCATTTATAGCAAATTCATCTTTATATTTTCTAATTGATTGATCACCTCTAGCATATAATCTTAACCGATGAAACTCATCTCTTGTTGAATAATATCTTCCCTCGGAGCCATTGCCTCTATTAAACCATTCTTGTTCTATAGCTTTTGCAACTTTATCTCCATATTGCATAGATTTTTTCTCTGCGTCCGGCACTGCCTGACTAGGAAAGTCATATCCTGTTGACTTGTGTTTTGCCATATTTATTTAATTAGTTCACTTTGAGCGCCATGGTTTTTATATCTAGAAAACCCAAAGCCAATACTTATTTTTCTTTTTTCTTGTGCTGGTCTGTATAAATGTTTTCTACAGGCCATTATTGCTAATCCACTACTAATAGAAGCGTCAAAAGCTGTTCTTTTTGATATATCAAACTTAGACCAATCTTCTAAAGTTTTTTGAAAATACATATTACCGTAATCTTCATTTAACTTACCCACATGCTCTTCTATGTATGATTCAATAGCGGCGGCATGTGCTTGCCTTATATCTTCAGATGTATTAGGTATACCACCTAACTCTAATTCTGTTTTTGATAAAGTACCTTTTAATTTATCAGGTCGATTCATTGAAAATCCTCTATAACCTCTTCTTTTAAAATGATATAATAATCTTGGTTTATTATTTTCTGCAAGAATAGGCATACCATAAAATACACAAGCCATTAATACATCTTCAAAAAATATTTCTGCAGTCTGTGGTCTAGCTATATATTCTAAAAAAAATTTAGTATTAGGTACATCATCAACCATAGAAAATGTCGTTAACCCGTGTAATGCTCCATTTGACCCTTGTCCGCCTACAGTCCCTGATATATCATATGAATCACACCCAAAAGCACCAAGACCTTCATTACCTGGATACCTTACACTATTTTTTTCTATTATATTATTTCTTAAATTTTTATTAGGAATCCAAGAAAGTAAAAATCTACCGTTTTGTGTAGGTGTCCATATTACTTCTGTATCTTTTATTCCTTTACTCCAAGAAAATGTTCCTCTAACAACGTAGCCCTTAGAAGCCATTTCTTCATTAAAATCTATTTGTTCATATATTTTTGTTAGATTAAATAAAGAATTTATTGTTTCATCTCTAAAAGCATGTTTTTCAGACCTTGGAAATTGTCTGTAATATTCGTTTAAACTATCAGCATCCCCTTTTAAACCTTCTACTTCATTTTCCCAGTGTTCGATAACGCCCGTCCGTATTTGTTCACCATCAATTCCTTCAATCGTTTTTGATGGAGTGTCGAATACAGGATACCCATACTTATTGATAAATCCTTCGTAACCCCATTCCATAGGTAAGAACAAAGCATATAATCCACTTGAAGTCTGGCCATTCTTATTTCGTTTTGTAACGTCTGAGTCATAATAAAGTTTTTTAAAATTACTTCCACCTTTATCTAATGAATTAGATGTTGATCCCATCATACATTTACCAACTATTTTCGACCCGAGACGGAGACACGTTTTTGTAACCCTCCAGTTATTGAGGATGTTGTCCGGCCTTTCCCATTTGCCCGATTCGTCGTGGATGAGGAGTTGTAATTTCTCCCCGTCATATGAATTATCCCCTGTGTTCTTCCAGTCAATTGTGGTATCCAAGCCGGTTGGTATCTCATCGGAGGAGGTGGCTGTGGCACGGATCGTATTACGAGTGAGTCTCCTTGACGGTACCTTGTACGAGAGTTCCGTCTTTGGACGTTCCATACCGTCCTGTATTGGTTTAAAAAAGAACGGGTAATTAGTTGAGATTGGGACCACCTTATCCGTGAACATCTTCTTAGCGTCGGCTCCACTTTTAGAAAGAATCCCAAATCTTGAATCCTTAGTTGTTGTTGCAATGTTGACAATTTCTGAAGACGCCATAAAGGAGAAACCAGACCGTCTATTCTTAAGGTAGCACATCCCATAGCATCTGTAATCAGCCTTGCATGCCTCCCAAAAGTAGAAAAATATCCTGTTTGCATGTCGAAAGTCGGGTGCACCCACGTCGATCTTAGTCCAGTTGAGATATACATAGTGCGATCCTGTAAGGTAACACGGGGTACCGTTGCACATGAACCAATAGCCATCAACACGATGATTAAACTCGTCATCAATATATTTATAATATTTTTCTTTTGTATCTTCTCTTTGTGCTTTAAAATCATATATAGTTTTTATTCTATTTAATGATTGAGGTCTTTCTTTTCTTATAAATACCTGATCTTCTTTTTTTAAATCAGAACCATTTATAATACTAGGAGTTTTAGGTATTGCTACCTTTAGACCCTGTATCTCATATATATCACCTATTGTACCATCTTTACTTATAACAACGCAATCAAGATCTTCATTATAACCGTAACTAAATTTTTTATGTTTATTTTTATGCTTTACTTTTTTATCAGTTAAATGGCTTTTATAAATTGAATATAAATTTTGTTTATACATTATTTAATTCTTTCTTCTACACTTAAAAATTTAGCAGACTTTGTTTCTTTTTTATCTTCAGATAATTCTTCTATCTTTTCTATAATTTTTAATGAATCATCTATTGCAACCCATTTTGCTTGTGCAGCTATTTTAGCTTTTTCAGGATCTAATTCTTGTAAATCTATTGTTTGTATAATAACTTTTTCAAGTTCAATTAAAGCTTTTTCTGCAGCATCAATTACTCTTTGTTTTCTCGACATGTGTTATATAATTTGATAATATTCTATATAATTTTTTATTTTCTATATTAAACTCATATTCAGAGTTAGGTTTAAAGCCCACTATATCTCCACAGGACACACCTAATGACTTTAAATAATTATTGCTATACACAAGCTTCCCTAATAATTTTTTTTCTTTTAAAACACTCCATTTAGAATTGCTTTTTAATGGCTTAACAAAACAAAATTTATCAAAACAATACCATTTATTATTTCTTTTATATGCGAAGATTTCATCTGGAGATACTATATATTCATTTTCATTTATAAAAGCAGCAGAGTTTTTTTCATTACCTCTTATATCATACCATCTTCTAAATACATTGTGATGTAATATTACTTCATCACCAATCTTAGCAGGAGTATCTATAAATAAAGGTAATGATATAATTTTACCTATTCTATTTACAAAATGATAATCTCTTTCTGTTATTTCTGTATTAAGAACTAATTCTTTATCTTTTATTTTTTTAGAATTATTATATCTATTTTTACATAATATAATATAATTGTAAATTGCATTCATTAATAATCTAAATTATATTCTACTGAAACAGCCATATTTGTATTAAAGTGTTTCCACGGTATTTGATTATTATCTTTTTCTATATATATATGATACCCGTTTTCTTTTTCAAATATATCACATATTTTATGACCACCATAAACTTCTTGCCCTACAGAATAATGCATAGCTTCATTTTTATAATCTTGGCCAATTGATATTTTTCTTATTAATTTCATTTAATTTAATTTAATATGTCCAAAGAGTTATATCAGGCGCACCGGGATAACCGATACCAACATGGACAAAATTATTTTTTCTACTTACTCCTATCCTTGTAAAGCCAACTTCCATAGCTGCTTTAACTAATTTAAATGTTGCCTCACCTCCAACACTTGCAATATCAACAGCATTACCATATGCATGTTCACCTGGTGCTTTTTTCTTTGCTTCTATTGGATGATCAGGACTTCTATAACTTGATGTTATTTTTATTGGTGAACCATATACTTCTCGTAAGTTATCTAACATATTAAGAAGTTTTTTATTCATCATTTTGAAATCGTTAAATTCAGATTCATTAAAATATTTTAAAGGCATTTTATTTACTATTTAATTTATTTTTTATACCTATTACGGTATATACTATTGTTAATAATAATACTACTGTTTGTAGCAGCGGATTTATATCTGGCATTATAGAAAAAGTTATACCACCTAAACTTATACCATAAATTCTTAAGTCTTGCATTTTATTTGTGCATTTTATTTCCAAAGACTTTCTCCACGCCTCGCGATCCGAAATAGCCTCCGATTACTATTGTTAATAAACCGGTTATTGAATCAAGTGGATAACCTAAGTACCACCCAATTACATAGCTCACTGTTAAAAATATTAATACTAAGGGACGTACATTGGCCGCAAGCCATGCGCCTGAGCCAGCATCTGCCACCCATCTTTCTGTTGTCCCATCTATTTCAGCTCTTTCAAGTTTTAGTTTTTCTAAAGCAATTTCTTTATCACCATCAGACATTTCACTACTACCTATTATAGCTTCTATAATACCACCAGCTGGTGTGCCACTAGCAATTGATCCGACTACAGTTGGAATTTTGTTTAATAAAAACTTTCCAACTGCAGTATCTTTAAATTTTTTTTTCATATTATTTAATTAAAGTCCGTATTTTCCTTTAGTTGAATTATATTCTGCTAATACTTCTGCACTAGATAATTGTTTTTTAAAACATTTAAAATAACCAATATCACCATCAAAAAAATGATTTGGAGAACTACCAAATTGATATGCACCTAAAAATAAATTTGAATTACTTGTATTAGACGCTTGATCTTGTGTTAACGTTGCTGATGAATATGTACCAGTTGAATGACTAACCTGACTTCCGTTTATAAAAAAATCAACATCATCCCCACTGCTATTTCCTTCAATTGTAATAGCTAAATGTTGCCAAGCATTATCTGTAAAAGCACTTGTAGCGGTTTCGTGTCTTGAGCCATAACCGCCAGATGAATATCCTGTAAATCTTATAACATTACTAGATTGTAAAAGAATATTTTGCCCGTATTGTGATGCCTGAACTTTACTCATTAAATATTTACCTGAATTTGTACTATGTGGCCTAAACCAAAACATCCAAGTATATGGCCCGTCTATTTGAACATCACTACTATGTACTATCTCCATTTTATCATTAGAGCCATCAAAAGTAAAATAATTATAAGCAGGACTGCTATTTGTATTCCAACTAGCTCCAGTAATAGTGGCATTATTACCATTAGTATATTTACTTTTTGTAGCTAAATAATTTTGTGCTACTTGATCTGCTGTTAGCGCTCCTTTGTAAAAACGCATGTCGCCTAAATTTCCTACATGCCTAGCATCCGCATTACTTGAGGAATGATAACGCCCAAAATAAAGTTTACTATTTAAATTAGCATTTGGTGGTGCTTGAGATAGCGAACCCTTTAGTATACCATTTAAATAAATTTTATATCCATTAGAATCTACTGTAGCAGCTACATGAACCCACTTACCAATTTCTATAGTATTATTACCAGAAGGTGTACTAGGTACTGTCAAAATAGCTAATCCACCATTAGAATTTCCTCTAAAAGATATATTATAATAAGTAGT